CGCACCATCATTTCGATAGCCGGCGTGCTTTGCAGCAGCATCAGGCGCGAAATGGTGGACAGCGCGCCGAGGGTCTTCGGCGACAGGCTGACCTTGTCGGTCGTCGCTTCAGCATCGGTCACGGCCGAGGACTCACCGACCCAGTAGGTCGAGGTCGCGGAGGCTTGGCGGGGGATGTCCACCTTGCCGACGAGACCCGTCAGATACCGGGCGCCGAGTTGCGCCGTGACGCTGGCGTTACGCAGCACTTCGATAAAGTCGGCAGCCAACAGGTTGGTCGCAACCAACGTGCCGCCAGTGCCCGCAGCGCCGACGGCGTACGGAGCACGAACTTGCATGCCGCTGGCAGCGCGGTGCGCGTCGTCCGGGGCGAACGGGATGTTGTACGGAATCAGGATGCCCTGGCCGTTTTCCTTGCCCTGCTTCCGCGCGAGCTCGATCGAAACTTCACGCTCGAAGCCGGCTTCGGTCCAGTCCTTCGTCATGCCGGCGCGAATGGCCTTCAGAAACGAGTACTGACGCTTTTCCTTGGCGGAAAGGTCGACTTCGTTGGCGCTGTAGCTGGTGTGCTGCTTTGCGCCCTTGGCGCTCAGCTTTTCGAGCACAAAGCCGCGTGCTTCAGCGACGGACTTGCCTTCGCGGACCATGGCGGCGACTTCCTCGCGGCTCAGGTCAAACTTGGCGCCCATGCCTTCGATTTCGCGAACGCGCTGCGTCTCGGCTTGCATCGCTTCGGCGCGGATAGCGCTCAGGTCGATCGTGGGCGTTGCGTTAGCGCCGCCGGTGGTGATATCACTCATAGTGTTTCCTTTATCAGTTGCGGCGGCTGCCGCGGGGGTTGTGGTGCGCTCGACGACAACCGCCGCCTTACGCGCTTCCTGCTGCTCACTTCTTCCAAGGCCGACGCTGGCGTCTGCCGGAATGCTTACGATCGACACTTCGAAGGCTTGCCACGAGGTGCCGGTATAGGTACCAATGCTTTTCGTTTCGACGGATTCGTCTTCGTCACCGTCGGCGTCGGTCGTGTAGCTATCAACCGAGTACATAAACGAGACGTTGCGGAGAATCCCATCGTTGACCATGCCGAGAATTTCATCGGCACGTGGCGTCTTTGCGAACCGAACGGTCGCGTATCCGCGCTTGTCGCGAACGCTGGCGGACTCGACCACGCCAATTACATCGGACGGGTCGTGATTGAAGAGCAGTGGAGCGGCGCCGTCGTTGAGTCGCGACAGGTCCGGTGCGCCCGACTTGTGCGACAGCACTTCGTCACCGAACCAACGCGCGACCGGTTCTTCGCTGCTAAACGGAAACTCGACGGTGCGCGTCTCCGGGTCGACCACGGCGGCCGGCGATTCGTCGGCTTTCTTTGCGGCGCGTGCCAGTTGCACGAACCGGGTCTGCCGCTTCACTTCTATTTGTTTGCTCATACGTTGTCCTTACTCGCCGGCTGCCGGCGGGCTGTCCTGCTTGGGTGCGTCCTGGCCGGCACTGTCACCAACTTGGTCGGGTACTTCGCCGCCTTGCGTGACGTCGCCGGTCTCTGTTTCTTCTATGGGGTCCACCGGCTGCACAATGCCCTTGTCGTTGACCTGTGCAGGGTCGGTGTCCATCACAAGGTCGAGCTCGGCAGCAAGGTCAATCTCGCGCCGGCGCTGCAGGAAAATGTCGCGGAAGTCTTCGCCGCTGTCTGCCAGAACGCCCTGTATTGACTTGAGGCCGGACCGAATGGCGGTGCGCGACGCTTGCACCTCTTTCCACGGGTCAACCCAGTCCCAGCCGCGGTACTTCCACACCACTTCGGTGTAGCGGTCAGGGTTGGCAAAGTAGTCCTGCGGAATCTCGCCGACGAGCGCCGCTTGCGCCAGCCAGTCCTCGAGCACGACCTGCAGGAAAGCCTCGCCGAACCATTGCTGAAGCACGCGGTAGTAGTCACGGTCGTCAAGCAGCGCGAGGCGCGACGACGAGTAATTCGACTGCGAGTAATCTTTCGACAGCGTCTCGTACGACACGCCAATACCGGCCGCCGCACCGCGCAGCATCAAGCGCATAAACGGGTCCATGGCGCCATTTGGCCGCGTAGGCGCAAACCCTGTGAAGGTCTCGCCGGGCGCCAGCTCTTTCAACAGTCCTGGCTCCATGTCGTACACACGCGAGCCCGCCATTACGTCGTCTGCGCCTAACGCGCCGGCGCCCGGGGCGGAGGGGTCATAAAGCTCGGGCGATTGAATAAAGCCCATAATTGACGCCGACGCCCTGGCCGCAACGACCTCGGACTCCTCGTAACCACCCATGTGGTTAAGCCGCGTCATCGCCGAGTGCATCCACGGCACGCCGCGGGTCGATCCGGGGCGCAGCTCGTCGGGCAGATACAGGTGGATGATTTCGTCCGCCGGTACTATTTCGATTTGGTTGTCGGTCGACGCGCCTGAAGTAAATTGGTAGTCGCCGGGGTGTTGCTTGTAAATGTGATACGCAACGGGGCGGCCGTACTTATCGACTTCGACGCCCATGCGCACTTGGTTGCCGCTTTGCGCGCGGCCGGACTCAATCTCTGCGAGTTGGTCGGACTCGATCAGCTGCAGTGCATACGGAACCTTGGACCGACCGAACGGACGCTTAACTTTGCGCAGCAGAACCTCGCCGGACTCGACGACCGACCGCATAGCGACGCGTTGCATGCGCGGAAAGCTGAATTTGCCGGCAACGTCGCATGAGTCCATGCGCGCCCACTTCGCGAAGGCGTTCTCTACCTGCTCGTTGCGGCGTTCGTCAAGCTTACCGCCGCGCAGCATCATTACCTGCGCATGAAACGTAACGCCCTTGCCCACTACATTGTTCGTAATGGCCCGCAGCGCGTTCTTGGCGTAGTCGTTGTCGCGCGCCAGTTGCCGGCAGCGGTTGCGCAACGTGCGCAGCGAGACCCGCACTTCGGCGTCACCGCTCGAGCCAAGCGACGCCCACGCGCTGGTAAGCCGGCTAAAGTCGGCGCCCTGGTACATGCGCTTGCCACGCTTAGCGGCCGGCGCCTCCGGGGTTAGCTTCTTGGCGAGCCATTCGCGCGCCTTATTGATTGCGCCCATTAACTGAACCTCACGAATGACTTGGCCGGATTGCCGAGGCCGTTAGCTACTGCGGACGCAAGGCGTTGGCGCGAGACGATCGTCTTGTAGCGAGCCTCGAGCATCAGCAGAGCTGATATCGGCTCTTTCTTTAGCGACCGGTTGCCGATGGCGTACTCGATCGTTGCACCGCCGCTGATACGCGAGCTGATTTCCGCGCGAATGGCGACAAGGTCCTTTTCTTCCTGCGTGGTGCCGTCATACGTGCCGGACAGCGCCTGTAGGTTTGGGTCGACGTACAGCGTGCCCTGGCCGGCGGAGTAGCGCGTGCTGCCGTTAGTGGCGTAGGCGGACCAGTACCACGTGACAGCAGCCGGCGTCGTGTTGAGCGCAGCGGTCTGCGTACCAGTGAGGGACGTCTGCCAACCGGTACCGCTTGCCGCCGCCGTGACGTCCAGTGCAGCGCCGGCCCCGCGTAGTGAGTACGTCAACGTGTACGTGGGCGCAGTAACCGCTACCCCATTGGGGCCGGTAAACCCTGCGTCGATCCAAGTCGTCGAATCGCCGGCAGCTATACGAGCAGGTATTTTCATTAGATGCCTGTCTGAACGATCAGCCGGAAAGCCCGCGCAAGCGTTCGCCCCTGGCTGGTCGTCATCGTGTTTGTAACCGTGTAGGTCGTGCCGCTTGATCCGCCACTAACCCACGCTGTCGTAACGCTTCCGGTAAAAGTCGTAGCGCCCACAGTGACGCCGGCCGTGGCTGCCCACGTTGACGTCGAGATGTTTTCGCCCGACTGCAAAACTAGCGACCAGTCGAAGCTGTAATCGCGGTTGTCACTCGGGCTTGAGGTGACGTATGGGCCGGCGCTATCACTTAAAAATCCGCTCATGCCGTCACCTTGGTGTTTTCTGCCGGTACTGTTCGCCGTGTGTTTTCGGGCGTTACGCCGCGCCGTGTGTTCTCTGCCGGTACGGCCCGGTGCGTGCTTTCGGCCGCTATGGTTCTGCGCGCGGTCT